GCTAGAGGAATGTTTGAAGACTTACCTACAACTAGAGAGGAAGCTACAGCACAACAACTAGCAGCTACTAGAGCCTTGACTGAGCCACAGAGACAAAGAGAACAAGAAAGATTACTAGGTACACTAGCACAAAGAGGTTTGCTAGGTTATGGTCAAACTATGCCAACTGTAGCAGGTGAGCGTAGAGTTAATCCACTAGCTGAGTCCATACTGTCTGCCCAAGAACTTGCTAGATCAAAAGAAGCATTAGATGCACAAACATTTGGTTTAACAGAAGCAGGAAGACAACAACAACTAGGTGCTGGTTTACTAAGAGGAGCACAGACAATAGATGAGGCTGCTATGGGTGGTTTAACCAGAGCACAAGATATATCAGCTACATTACAGCAAAGACCTGAAATGGCTGGATTAGGTGCTAGAGCACAGTATGAACAACTTGCAGCTTTGAGTGAAATAGAAAGACTAAGAGGTTTACAGTCTGGTGCTAGAGGATTATTTGGACTACCTACAGAACAAGGTAATGTAAATGCAAACCAAATACAACAAATAATAGATTTAGCAGAATTACTTAAAACTAGAACTGCTACAGGATAAGGAATAAATATGGCACAAGAAATAACACAAGGTTTATTTAGTAACTTATTTGAAACTAAGATACCAAGCATGGGAGCACAGAGTTCTCCTTTTGGTGGTATTTTACAACAACAACCTATCACTATATCTGGTGGTGGTATGTCACCTATGTCTGCTATTACACAACGTATTATGCAAAGTGGTGAACAGTTACAAGGTAGTGTTAGAGGTTTGTTTGGTCAACAAACACCAGAGCAAGCCCAACAGACTATGGTTACACAGTTAATAAAAAATAATCCTGATGTTAATTTAAATGAACCTGAAGGGTTAAGAAAGATGGCTAGAGAAGCTATGAATGTTCCTGGTCTTGAAAATTTTAGTATTAAGCTAAGACAACAAGCTGATGTGTTAGAGGAGAAACAAAAAGTAGCTAAGAGACAAGCTAAGAAAGATTTATTAACAGGTATATCTATAGATAAATATACTCCTAAAAGCGTACAAACATATACACAAACAGGTAATTATTCAGATTTAGTATTTGCAGATAAACCTTTAACTGGAAAAGATTTAACTTATCATACTTTAATAACAAGCGGAACTTCACCTCAACGAGCTTTTGATTTAACTCATAATTTTATACAAATGAATGTTGATGCTGCTGCTGGTCAAGTAACAGAAACTAATCTTAGAACTGGTATTACTAAAGTGCTGCCTATTGGCGAAGTATCTATTCAAGAATTATCTTCAAGTCAAATAGCACAAACCCCTAATTATGAAAACTTATATGAAGAAGCTGGTATAACTATGTTACAAGGAGTAGAAAAAGGAACAGGTATATTATCTGGTGTTCAAGACTTTATAAATATTACTGTTGGTCAAGCTACTGATAAATTACCATATCCAGGTGTAGGAGAAATGAGACAGTTACTATCAATGGCTACACAAGAACTTGCTAGTAAATTAAGAGAAAATGTTAGAGCAGATACAGAAAGAAGAGAAATAGAACAAATGCTTGACATTAAACCTTCTTTTCTTCAAAGTAAAGAAAACGCAATAGAAAAAATAGAACAAATACACGCATATTTAACTACTAAACGAAACGGATTAGCAAAGATTGCAGATAATGTTAATAATCCTAGACAAACTAGAGTAGATGCAAAGTCTAAAGTAGAAGCAATAAATTCTTTCTTACCTAAACTGGGTATAGAAAAAAGAAACGTAGCTACTACATTACAATATAAAGATTTAAAAGAAAATCTTAAAAAATCTTTTGCAGAATATGCAAAGAAAAAAGGAGAAAAACCAGAAGAATTATGGAATAAAATATCTCCAATTAATAGAATGTACTTTTTTTAAGAAAGAGCATAATGTTAAATAAAAAACAATTAGAAATATTAGAAGAAATAGATTCTGTAGATGAAGAAAAAGATTCTAGTATAGCAGGTACAGCTAGACAAGGACTAGAAAGATCGGCACATCTTGCTAGAGAGTTATATACTGGTATTGCAGAAGAATTACTACCACAATCAGCACAAGACTTTTTGTATGATTCTGGTTTTACCTATAAAGGCGAACCAAAAGATATAACATCTGGTTCTGTTAGGATGGTTGGAAAATCACTAATCTATGGTGTAGGAGGTGCTTATGGTTTAGGTAGAAAAGTTGTAGGAGAAACTACAGGTATGTTATCATCACAAGCACAAAGAGGTTTAAGAGAACTTCCGTATATAGGTCGTTTTTTAGAACCTATATCTAAAAGCATAAGAACACAGCCAGGTAAAGTAGCTGCTGGAGAGATAACAGCAGCAGGTGCAGCAGGTGCTGCTAGAGAAACTGTGCCAGAGGAATATCCTACAGCTAGAGAGTTTGCTACTTTTGGTGGAGGTATGCTAGGAGGTGCTGTTGTTGATTTACCAACTACATTGAAAAGAGGTGCTCAAAGTACTTTAGAAACTATTGTTCCTTTTTCGCAAGAAGCTGGTGAAATAAGGGCTGCTAAACAAATGCAAAAAAGAGCAGTAGACCCAGAAGCTACTGCGGAACAAGTTTTAGCAGGTAAAAAAGGAATTACTCCAGCTAGATTAACAGGACAAGATACTTTAATAGCTCAAGAAAAAAGAATAATTGATGAATTTGATGCTCAAGATCAAGCTAAAATAAATCAAGAACTAAAAGCAGTAGAAGAAGCTAATATTGAAGAACTAAAAAAGATGGCAGAAGGAGAAAGAAGTTTGTTAGATTGGCAACAATCAGTGATACAAAAAGTAACTGCTCCTGGTACAGTAATAGAAAAGAATGATATTGATACTATGTTGCAAAAAAGTTTTGAAAGTTTTTCGCCTTTATATAAGCAAGCACATGGTCAAAGAATTGATGTAACAAATCTACGAAAGGAAATGTTAAAGTCTATACAAGACAAAACTATACTTTCTGGAACTAAAGAGAGAAAAGCAATTAGTGATTTTATTAATAGTCAGTTTAGTTCACTAAAAAGTAAAATTAAAAAAAGTGATAAAATTAAAGAAATAGATAGTGAAGATTTATTAAAATTTAGATCAGTTATTCGTGGTAAAATTAGAGAAGAAAAAACACCAACTGAAAGATCAAAACAATACAGAGGTCTTTTACAAAATGTGGAAACTGAAATAACTAAAACACTTGAGAATGGTTTAACTCCAGATTCCAGAGATATTTTAACAAACGCAGACCAGCAATACAGACAATATAAAATTATTGAAAATGCTGTGTACAAAGCAGGTGATAAACCTTTTACCTCTGAGAATGTTTCAAATGCTATTAGAGAGGCTTCATCTAGTAGAAGTTTTTATGCTAGAGATTTTAACGAAACAGAAAAACAATTAAGGAAATTAGCAAAAACAGGAAGAAGTGTAAAGTCTGTATTAGGCAATCCTGAAGACGCTAGAAACTTAATAAAAGATTTTTCTGATGCAGAGTTAAAAAGTATTAAATCAGAATTTGTAAGGCTAGGTTTAAATAACTCCTTAACTTATGATGATATTGCTAAACAAGACATAATTTCAGTTAATAAACTTAATGATTATTTTAAAAATAATGTAGGCACAGCAAGAGCTTTAAAGTTTACTGATGATGAACTAAATAGAATAAATAATTTAAATAAAGAATTATTATTAATTAATAAAAAACCAGATGTGCAAGTAGCTAGATTATTTGAAGATGAAGTAGCAACAGTCGCTAACTTAGTAACGACTTTATTAGGAGCTAAAACAGGTTCTAGGTTTGCAACAGATTTAGGTTCTGGTTTAGTATTGTCCCAGTTTTTTGCTGCAAATGCAAGAAGACTTTTAGCTAATTTAACTTTTGATAAAGCTACCCAACTATTACAACAATCAGTTACTGACCCTCAATTGTATGCTGCTTTACTTACTAAAGACACAGCTTCATTAGACAAGAAAAAAGAATCAGCAAGGATTATACAATCATGGTTATTAGCTAACTCACCTCCAGAGACTTTACCAGATGTAGAGGGTGTAGTGCGTAAGTTTACAGAAGAAACTGAAGAACAACCTACTGAGGGTTTTGATAGAAGACAATTAGAGATATTAGAAGGACTGTAAGTTGATCGACCCAATCACAGCTTTAGCTACAGCAAATGCAGTATTTCAGGGTATCAAGACAGCAGTAAACTATGGTAAAGAAGCTCAAGAGGTATTTTCACAACTAGGTAAATGGGCTTCTGCGGTAGAAGATGTAAAGTTCTGTCTAACACAAGAAGAAAAAAAGCCATCTATATTCAAGAAGATTACTTACAGAAAGTCAGCCACAGCAGAAGCGTTTGATGAGCTTGCTGCAAGGCAGAGAATCAAAGAGATGGAAAAGGAACTAAAACATATGTTCTACTGGGGTTCATTGCACCATCTTGGTGCAGATGGCTACAAACAGCTAATACAAATCAGACGATCAATACAACGCAAACGTGAACAAGAAGTATACCAACAAATACGCAAACGTAAAGAACTCATTTACAATTCCAGTATGTTATCACTTATAGCTATTATGGTTATGGCAGGATGGTGGATGGTTCAGTTTATAATTGATTCGATAAAGGAAATATAATGATAGAGATATTGCTGTCTACTGCATTAGTAACCGCAGTACCGAATCCTACACAGTTTTATTGTAAACTACAGTGGATAGAAAGACAATTATGTGTATACTGGTGTGCTAATAAATACAAAGGATTTAATTGGTTTGAGCCAGAAACAGAACATGGTTGTAAAATAAAAAAGAAATTTTATAAAACATAAGGAGTTATAATGCTACAACTACTTACTGGTCTGCTTCCTGTGGCAGAAAAGGTTATTGACAGGGTAATACCAGACCCAAAAGCAAAACAAGAAGCACTAAAAGAACTAGCTGAACTTGAACAAAAAGGTGAACTAGCTAAGATAGAAGCTGAATTTGGTGATAAGCAGTCTGCTCGTGAAAGAGAAATGAAAATCGCTAATTCAGAGTTTGCCCCCATGTTAAATAAGGTCGTGACCCCAATTCTAGCGTTAGGTACAGTGATATTAGCTTTTGCTTTGTTCCTAGTAATTATCTTTGTAGAAGTTGACCCAGCTAGTAAGGATATATTAATATACGTCTTAGGAACTTTAAGCTCGGCAGTAACAATGGTGTTGGGATACTACTTTGGTAGCAGTCTTAGCAGTAAAGATAAAACAAAAGAACTACAGAACATAGTAAACAAATGAAACAAGCACTAATCAATAATATTATATTGCTATTACGATCTAAAACAAGACAACATAAATTAAACATAGATTTACTACTAGATCGCACTCAAAGCATACCAGAACATACAGATGTTACAGAAGCTATATTAGCAGAAATGAAACTGCTATCGGAGTATCAAGATCAGTTAGACACATTTAAACGCTACTATGGAGATGCAAATGAGAGGTGAAATCGAATGGGGTAAATACTTTAGTAAAAAAGAGTTTCAATGCAGTACAACTGGTGATTGTAAGATGGAACAAGGATTTATAGATAAAATGAACCAGCTTAGAGAATTTTATGGTAAACCTATAGTTATTACATCAGGCTACAGAAGTGCTTTACATCCAGCAGAGGTTAAAAAGAAGACTCCAGGTGTTCATAATGAAGGTGTAGCTGCTGATGTAGCAGTAAGTAGAGAGGATGCTTATAAAATTATGTCTCTAGCTTTTCAAATAGGTTTTACAGGCATTGGAGTACAGCAGAAGGGTACAGGTAGGTTTATTCATTTGGATACGTCTACAGGCTCGTCACAAAGTCCTAGACCTACTGTATGGTCGTACTAACAACATTATATGTAGGGGAGAGGCATAAACAACTTAATATTACACCTCTCTCCTCTACTCCTTGCAAAAATCCATCTAGTTTGTCCTGATTATCAAAGGTATACTCCTTTACTACTTCCTCATTATCGTCTTGCCATTTTATCTTTATTGTTATCATTCACCTATTCCTTTCAGTCCTAATTTTTCTCTTCTTTTTTGATCTGCTTCAAAGTGCATAAGAACGCACTCCTGCCTTAGTCTTTCATCAGTCCATTCATATTGTGCCTTTGCTACATCAGTTCCGTCTTTCCTGCCAATATCATAAGCTACCTCCCAAAGTTCAAACACTTCAGCAGTCCCTTGATATAGTAAAGAATAGCTAGTAATACAGCCTAGTATAAATATTATAATATTTCTCATTTCTTCCCCCATAAGAAAGAAAGGTAGATTGGAGTAATTATAGTCATTGTAACTAAAAACTCTTGAAAAGCTACTTTATCTTCAACTACAAATTCTCCAAACAACCCTACTACAAATAAGTTTGTAAGAAAACTAATATATATTAATGCTAATGTATGTATAATAATACTAAATATAAAACTAATCATAAGTATCAAAATGAAACGTAATTCTTACTAAAAAGAAATCTAGCACTAAATATTTATATCCTTCTGTATCACTCGTGTATTCAAATCCTACCATTAATCCTGTTATTGGTGTAAATTCATATCCCATTATTGAACCTCGCAGCTTCCAGAAGTACAAGCTAGTTCCTGTACTCCTTTAACGTTATCGTCTACCTCAGTCAAGTCTCTCCAGATTATCTCATCAGGAGTATCACCTAACAACTTAACATAATCTTCTTTTGTACATTCTTCATAAGGTGCTTGTCTGTATGAACCACCATCATAAGGTAAGAAAGATATACCAGATATATCATCAAAGTTCTTCCATACCCATGCTCCTACTTCCATCCACTCCTCTTCCTTAACACTAATAGTCACAGATGGCTTATGTTCACACCAATGCTTCTGATACATCATCCATAGCTCAAGATGATCTAAAGCTGTTAAATCATCTCTGACCATAGCATCTTTAGGAGCTTTTATTGGAAATGAGAACACCACAGTAGAATCAGGTTTCATCACGCAGTCCTCTGTATGCACTCCTTTTTCTTTTAAGAAGTTGGAAAGAGGGTCTTTTTTATCACCACGCACCCTGCGAATATAATAACTAGAATGTCTAGGATGAATACCAGAGGCAGAATCGACAAGCTGAGACACAGTACCGCTAGGCTTGATACAAGTGATAGCAGTCGATTGAGGGATTCCCAGAAGAACAGATAAGTCAGCGTTTGTTTTAACAGCCGTCTGTTTGAGTTCCTCAAGGAGTTGTTTTGTGTTATCATTTACTTCTCCCATCATTTTATTATCCAGTATACCTGTTAAAGATACTCCTAGCAGTCTCTCTTCTTCTGTGTTCTTCTGCCATATCTTACGCAAGTATGGAAACTTAGTTAGTGTAGCTTGCCATGTACCTAGTATTGTAGCTACTTCTACCTTGTCTTTCAAAGTCTCTACTGTGTCATCTGCTCTTACTACCACCTCAGTTAAGTTACAGAATTGATAAGGTCTAAGGATAATTTCACTACAAGGATTTGTACCAAAGTCAAAATTAGTATCTCTTCTACCATTCTTAGCAGCTTGTCTCTTTGATGCTGCCCTACTGAAGATACCACGCTCTCCTGACTTACTTTCATATAAACTAGCCCATTCTTTCATAAACTGACTCATATCAGGCTTCTCGTCATACATAGCAGAGTTGTTAGCCAATGCTCTTTGTGGGTTATACTGCCACCATGACCCAGACTTACAGGCTCTCATCTTGTCATCTTCTAAGTCTGATAGAGAGATCATAGCTGATCTTCTGACACCACCTACTACCACTACTTCACCAATTTTACATAAGATGTCATGGCAATCAATAGATGATAATTTTCTACCAGCAGCCTGTTTAAACTTGAAGATGCAAAACTCAAACAACTGTTTCAATGGCTCTGCTCCTGATGCTCTACCACCAAAGGTTTTCAACCTAGCTCCTGCTGGTCTTACTTTGGATAAATTATACTTAGGTACTTCACCACTATACAATAGGGCTATAAGCTGTCTTAGAGCTTTAGCCCAGCCTTCTTTGCTATCAGCTACTGCTATGGTAGTTTCTGATTCAAACAGCTTCTCAGGGACTTCTGGTAGCTTTTCAACATACTTATGTTCTACAGAGAACCCTACTCCTGTACCGCACAGTAAGATATACATAGCCTCGTCAAAGGCTTTTACGTCATCAATAGGAAGGTAAGAACAATTATATCCAGCAGTATTATCTCTATCTAATGCCTTACCAGCAGTCATAATAGCTCTCATAGACGGCATAACATCTAGGTTCTCTATTGCTTCTTGTACTCGTATCTTAGTATGCTCATCTACTACATGACCTATTTCTCTTTCTAAATGATTCACCATAAAGTCCATATATCTTTCAACAGACTCGCTCCAATCCTCTCTTCTCTGCTCATTTTCCAGGTATCTTGCATAACGGCTTTTTGCTATAAATTGGCTATATGTGTTCAATCTTTCAACTCCTCTTCTAGTTCGTCTGCTTTATCTTCTATTTTATCACTAAATCTATCAACTATCTCCTCTGATGATATATCCAAAACTTCTAACAGGGAAATCTCGTCAAGGTTTTTTAGTCTATCACAAATATCATATATTGTCAATGCCATATCACCCCCAGTAAGCCCCTTTTGTTTCTTTTAATAGTTTTATCATAGCTTTCAAATACCATTCAGCCTTTTCAGCATCTTCTAATGGTTTTTTCTTATGCCACATTCTACTAATGTATTTGATTATGTTTCCTTGACAATAACTGATAGCCTCATATTCACCTAGCGTATCAACTATGTAATCATAAGTTTCTATCGTTCCTTTGTTAT